ACCTGGATATAGTTACAAATACATAGGTGAAACATCAACAGATGATACGTCAATAATTAGAATGAACGCAAGTGCTTGGAAAGATGTTGCACAAAATCAAGTTTCTTTGTTTTGACAGAGTTGTTTAACGATAGCGTTGCCATATTTTTTACATTGATTATTGTTTTGTGGCTTGTAACATCTATTTTAGAACGAAAGGAGAATGATAAATGAAAAAACATACAAAGATATATTTGAAGCATTTTGATTACGGTGAACAAGACTTTATTGGTTGTGAAATTTGCTCACGTAGAGCAGTTGATATTCATCACATTGAAGCAAGAGGAATGGGAGGAAGTAAAACAAAAGACTACATTGAAAACTTGGCCGCATTATGTAGAGAATGTCATATATCGGCAGAAACAGAGCCAAAGTTTAACGAGAAAGTTAAGCAAGTACACTTAAAACTTATTAAAAGCAAATTATGAAAACACTCAATAGTTTAGCCGACCTTAAATACGGCAAAATGAATATAGAAGACATCGAGTTTATTGAAAAATCAAGACCTAAAATAGATGAAATTTTATGGAATTTCTTGTCTGAACCGTATCCTGACTCAAGAGAAACGTCTAAAGAGATTGAATACATAAAGGACAAGCAAGAAGCATATTCAGACAAATACAAAATGAGATTCTGTAAAGACGCAGACGAAGACTTACATCATACGCTATCTAAACTATTGCAAACATTAGGAATAGAAGTAGATGAAAGTTTATTCGACATTAACAAGGTTTTAGGTTACATAATCGTTAAATTAAAGCAACATTATAATCGACCTCGACCGTATCAGTTCGCTTACTATTCAGAGCAAGATTTTCATCCATACGAAACAATAACAGGAAACTCTCCCTCGTATCCAAGTGGTCACGCTTTACAAGGTTACTTTTTATGTTCTTTGTTGAGTAAAAAATATCCTGAACACAAAACAAGACTTAATTTGTTTGCCGATATGATTGCGGAAAGTAGAGTTGCTTTGGGAGTTCACTATCCCAGCGATAATGCGTTTTCTAAAGAGATAAGCAACAAACTAATGAAATACGAAAAAACATTATGGCAGAGCGTAAAAGACAGAGCATAGGTTCATACTACATAAACGAAGGTAAAAGCGTTGAAATAAAAGAGCAAGAAACTTACGTTTTAGACACTACACGCAAATATTATATGTTTGATATTTGTCCAGTTGCCGCACCGAGAATGACTCAAAGCGACAGATGGAGAACAAACCCAGAACACCCAGACATAAATAAACGCCAAAGGCCCGTAGTAACAAAGTATTGGGCGTATAAAAATATTCTTATAATTCAAAAAAATCTAATGAAGTATGAAGTAAAAAGCATACTTGATGTATTGTTTTTAATTCCTATGCCAAAGTCTTGGTCTATTAAGAAAAAAGAACAAATGAATGGCTTGCCTTGTAAAGTTCGACCAGATACAGACAACTTAATGAAAGCAATAAAAGATACTTTTTGTAAAGAAGACTCGCATATTTGGAGAGAAACTGCTGAAAAACGATGGGCCTATTCAGGTTCAGTAATAATATTTGAATGAAAAGAAAAGGATTAAGATACTATTTAGTAAACTATGTTCCGTTTTATTACGAAACTGACCGATTTATTAAGACACAGGTTTTGAAATATATGAAAAAAAGACTATTAGAAAGAACAAAAACTAAACATCGTCCGGAAGTTTGAGCAACTGACTCATAGTTTGATTGCCTTTTTTGTTTGATTTTTGGTTCTTTTTTCTGCGTTTATCTATTACTTTTTTAATTTTGAGTACTGCTACACCAGTAATTCCTAACGCTATAAACGTTATTATTGCAACTTTGGTTTTTTTAGAAATCTTCATAATCCTCAATAAAAGACATATATAATTGTGCCTATTCTTTACGTTTGCACAGACATACAAGTATTTAAAATAGTAGCGTATTCAGAATATTTGGATTATATTTGTACCAGCCGTAATGAATTAAGTTAATGACAAAGATAGTTGGAAAAAAAACAAACGACGGGAAAAGAGGTGGAAATCTATTAGGCAAACCTCACGATGACACTCAAGGTCGTCCAGTTGGCGGTATAAAAGCAGTCGTTACTGACAACAATAATCAGCCAGTCGAATTAGAAGGCGGAGAAGTCATTATAAACAAAGCGGCAAGTAAAAAGCATTGGAAAGAGTTGTCTCGTATCAATCAGTCTGCTGGTAACGGTGTTCCTATCGGACCACCAGTGGACCCACACGAATCTGACCCAGACGAATACAAAAAAGGCGGTAAGATAGAGTTCAATCCGAATAAAGTTCCTAATAAGTGGATATTAAAGTACGCTGAAAACATAAAAGCAAATCACAAAAACGTTTGGGACCTTGGAGGAAATATATTTGGAAACGAAGCGTTTACGAATCTAAAAAGAGTTGCTGACAGAGGATATTGGCTTGATAGCGAGAAGTGGATGATGATAAAATGGCGTTCGTATGTCGCACGTCATAAAAAAGATTTTCGTATTGCAGGAGTAATCGCTATGCTTAAATGGGTAGATAAGGTGGACAAAGGTTGGCCTTATATGAAACAACTCATTGAAGCAGAAATCAAAAAAAGAAGCAATAAAAAGAAATTAGGTGGTAAAACATCGAAAAAAGATGAGATAG